GGTGAGGTCATCGGTTTCAGAAAGATCGATGCCCAGCTTGGCTGGCTCGCCTTCAAACTGGCTGACATGCAGGTCCGGGTTGGCTTGCCGGTTCCAGTCCAGCATGTTCAGCCAGGCGTTCTTACCGGTGACCCACACATTGAAATGCTTGGTGAGCACAATGCTGCGCTTGCGGGGGCTCTGTTCCGCATCCCGCACCCGGGCCAGAAGGAATTCGCGGCTCACCGAGATCCCCATGTTGGGGTTGGCCTTGATGAGGCCTTCCTCGGTGCGCCATTCGCTTTCCGGGTCATCTACTGTGTAGATAACCCCGAAGAGCTCTTCATTCACAATGCTGCCCTGCAACACGGCTTCCAGTTCCTTTTGCTGGGCGTAACAGGGCCCGGCAATGTTGGAACCAGCAGTGGTGATCATCAGCAGCAAAGGCTGATCACGCGCACCCATGCCGGTGAGCATGGTGTCGTACATGGTGTCATCAGGGTGTTCGTGCACCTCATCCAGAATGGCGCAGCTGGGTGAGGCACCATCGCCGGGTTTGCCGATCACCGGCTCGAAGCGGCTGCCATCCGGGAAACGCTTGGAGCCATCTGCATTGGGCTTGGTGCCGACCAGGTCTGCTTCCAAGCGCTTTGCGTGAGCGGTCACGCCGTAAGCACGGCGGAAGCCGGGCTGTTTCTCCGCCATTTTTTTTGCGGGCCGAAACACTTCCCATGCCTGCTTTTCGCTGGTGGCGCCGCAATACACCTCCGCGCCGTACTCACCGTCTTCGGTGAGCATGTAGTTGCCAATCACACCGGCCTTGATGGACTTGCCGTTCTTGCGGGGCTCACAGTCATACACGATCCGGAACCGCCTCAGGCGGGTCTCGGCATGCACCCAGCCGTATATATTGGCCAGGCCAAATTTCTGCCACGCTTCAAAGCGGATCCGGTTAGCCTTACCGCTGGCTCTGGCCCACTTCCCTTTAACATGCGGGAACAGCTGGCCGAAGTTGATTGGCTTGCAGGCCAAAGACTCATCGAACACATAAGAGAAGCCTTCCGTGTTCTGGCGCTCCAGGTCATTCAGGAAGCGCTGCACTGCCAGCTTTTCCCATTTACATGCTGGCCGGTCACCACTGATCACGGCATCGCAATACGCATGCACATCCGCAATGTGATCATCGCTAACCGGGATCACAGCTTCCCGAACTCATCATCTTCAAACAGGCTGCCCTGCTTGTCGTTGAACCGCAGTTCTGTGGCCGGGGAAATACCCAGTTGCGCAACAAGGGAATTCCACTTCCGCCAGTCATCATTCAGCTGGGCCACCTGCGGACGGCTCTTGTGCTGGATGCCGTGACGGCCGCTGGTGGCGTAGCTCCAGTCTTCGTCATCCAGGAAGGAGCGAAGCTCATCCATCCGCACCTTGACCACGCAATACTGCTCAATGAAATCCACATAATGAGTACGCAGACGACCAAGCCGACTGAGCTCTGGAGCGATCCGGTCCCAGACTTTTTTTTCCTGCCGGTTTAATCCACGGGGCTTCAGTTCTTTGGCGCGGTCTTTATGGAGCTGGTCGTTTTCAGCAGATGCAGCTTGGGCTTCCTCAAACTTGGGATGCCTGGCAATCGCTGATTCTTTGTACCGACCGGCCATAACAGTTCATCACCACCAGCCAACCCGCCAATGGTGAAACTCCTTTCAATTCCAAACGCATAAAAATTTGACTGGGGGGGCGGTGTCCGCGAGTGACGGCCTAAGGTTTCGCCCCACCCCTCCCTTTCTGGGCTTCCAGCTGGGTCTTCAGGTCACTGCATGACTGGCAAAGCGTCTGTAGATTGCGCTCCGCATCACTGCCACCTTCAGCTTTGGGGATAATGTGGTCACAAATCCCCGCTTTGGTACCGTGCAACGTGACAACCGTGACGATTCCTTGCTGAAGACACTCTTGGCACAGGAAACCATCACGCTCAAATACCTGTTCCCGCTTACGCCGCCAGGGCCTGCCGCCCCGCCCAGACTTGGCTTTCACCGGCTTTTGCCAAGCAACCCGCTCCGGGCAGTCACCGGCATGCACCTTCCGGCACCTGCCACACCAGCGAGAGGGCCGAGCCGCCATCAGATCGGACGGCCTGACAGATCAACCCGGGCCTCACCATCAAGATCGACACGCTCATCATCCAGAATGCTAGCGATCAACTCCTGATTCACTGCCACCAGATCCGTGATCGCAGCCGTCTGAGCCTGCATAGCATCTATCAACGGCCCGATATCTCTGTGCACATCAACGTCGATGCCAGGCTCAACAACCAGCACATCCATCCCGATTCGACTCTCGGTCTCTTTGGCCCAATCCCGAATCGCTTTCCGCTGCTCCAGCTTCAATGGAGCCTGCGCCTTGACTATCAGTAGTGATCCCACGCGCCCTCTCCCATGCGAGCCTGCTCATCTTCCGGATCCATTCCCGCCTACGCTGACAACCTTCACACGCCATCAGCCAGGCACACCGTCCGGACATAATCCTGCAGCGCACTCAGCGCCCGGATGGCCCGGTCTCCTTCTCGGGTGATACGGATAACTCTTGCACCATGCGCGGGGTCAAGGTCGGCTCGAACTGTTCCATCGTCCACGCCGGCGGCGCCGGAAGGCGAGGCGGCTGCACAACGCTGGGCAAGGACTGACAACCCGCGCCGGCCAGACTCAATGTCAGCAAGCAGATCCTGCTCACGTTCTTCAGCATGCTGCTTTGCCTCCATATGCCGGGTACTCAATGCGGCCAGCTTTCCCTGGACCTGATCGCGCTGCGCCTGCATGGCAGACACAGCCACCAACACATCCAGCGCCTGGTCTTCCCGGTAGCCAGCAAACACAGCAGCCTGCCACTTCCAACCACACACAAAGCCCACACCAAACAGGGCGGCGATAACCAACAGCAGGCCAAGCCCACGCAGCATGGCCGGGCTCATTGTTCACCCATGCACAGCTGGTACTCAGCTTCACGCCGCCGAATCAACCCGGGAAGCCTCTTGCCGCCGGCATAGACCCAACGCTTCAGTTCCGGGCACCAGTCCTGATAACGGGCACCCTGATTGATCTTCTTCACCATGGTGCTGCTACACGCCGCGCCCACGCCGACGTTGTACGTGAAGCTAAGCACTGCACCCCACTGGTTCGGGGTCAGGTAACCATTGATGCAGTCTTCAATGCCCTTCAGGTGACGCACCAGCTCAAGCTGCATCGCGTCATCACACTCGGCATCAGTGGCAACATCACCCAACTCGACGCCACGGGTTACACCCTCACAAATCGTTGGGATGCCAACCGGATCCAGATACGCCACCAGGGAACGCCCTTCAAACGGCGCCACCACAGCACCCGCGATAGTCAGCACACCAGCAGCCACAAGACCTGCCAATCGCGCTTTATTCGCCATGGCCTTCACCGTCCTGCAATTGCTCAACACGCAACTGGAAAAGATGCTGTTCGCGGCGATCCTTGCGGTGTTGGTACACCGCATTGACCAACAGCGTCAGCAATGCCGTCACGATCCCGACAATCACGCCCCACTCAGTTAACGTCAGGCCGGCAATAACAGAAACTCCGGCACCGGCGTAACTGGCGGCCGACACAGCAGTGTCAGTCTTTGGTGTCATTCAGGCTGCCCCTTCAGTCGGAATCCGCACAAATAAAAAGCCCACCAAAAGGTGGGCCGGGGGAGAGTATCGCGCATAAAAAAACCCGCCGCTGATTTCTCAGGGCGGGTTTTCGCACGATGGGAAAATGATGGTGGTTTTTGTCCCGGTCGTCAACAGGTCAAGAACAGAAATTTTTAAATTCTTTCATGCGGCCTCATCAGCGAATTGATGATACAGATGCCGCAGCACTTTCTCTTCCAGCGACCAGAGCACCTTCATCACCTCATCTGCCCTTCCCTGCCAGGTCTCCGAAAAACGTGATTTAGTGATCCCCGCCACAGCCGCCTTGCTACGCACCGTCAGCTTCGCCTGGCCAGTGGCCTTGCAGCGTTCACACCCCACCCACTGGGATTTCACCTCCTCCAGCTTGCCACTAGCATGCTTCACCGGATGCTGCTGCCACACCATACCCCGGCCACCACAATCGCTACAGCGCATCGGGTGCACCAGCTCAAACACGCACAGCTGCGCCAAGCCCTCGCAGTAATCGGTTTTCCAGCCATAACGCATGCAACGCCGCACAAACTCATCCCGCACCCACACCGCCAGATCCAGCTGAGCCTGGTTGTCATCACAGAACTTCGCCCTCCCCACCAGGGCTGCCTCAAGCGGCAAACGCCCCATACCCATCGCACCTGCCACATCCACCGGACGGATAGAAACGGGCCCACTACCAAAACCCGCCCCATCGATCAGCAAGCCCTTGGCAGTCATCTTTCCCAGTAACC